AATGCAGGTATTGTTACTGTCCCTGTGAATGTTGGTGATGCTGTGTCTGCCTTCGTAGCAATAGCTGTAGAGATAGCGTCAAACTCCGTCTCAAACTCAGCGCCTTTTATGATTTTACCGCTGTCTCCAGAAGGTAGACTGTCCTTAGCGGCAAAGTCAGTAGTTTTACTGTAGTTGCTCATAGTACTTTACCCTTTAAAACTAATACGTTAATTTCTTGAAGAGACAATGCAAAACCATTAATGTCTGCCTCCAGACCTATGTTGATAACTCCGCCACCGCCTGTAGCGTTGACTGCTCTACGTGACGTTAGTTCACCACCGGTAAACTCTGCCACGTTAAACTCGCCCTCGTTGTAGAAAGCAGGTTGTTGGTTTCCTACAGTAAACTCTGCAGTTCTGTAGAACGTGTCGAAGTCATAGGCCCACTTAAGAAACACCGTAGCACTATTAGCGCCTACCAGTGTTGGCCTGATCTTCTTGACTCTTTTTAACATAGACGGGTCACCAAAAGTCAACCCCGGACTGTAGTACTTAAACCTGTACTTTGTTCCGTTGTCGCTGTAACCCGTGTATTCGCTAATACCTTCTGTAGTGCCTATGTACAACTTACCGTTTTCAAGCCTACCATAGGACGTAAAGCTAGTGCCGGGCCAACGAGTAACACGATAAGAGCCGTTTTCTAATGTACCCCTTACGTCAAAACAATAGGTTACGTCCTGACCTACAAAAGTTAATAAATAAAAACCTTCTTCTGGGCTATAAACAGTCCTATAAAAAGAAACTTCGTTTTGCAACAGATTTATAATGTCTTTAGTAATGCTGTTAGACAAGTTAGCCATAGGCATTGACTTTTCTTGTATTGTTCTACCAAAGCTTTTTAACCCCGTGTGTGACAAAAACAACACGTCAGTACCTGTGTACTGCACAGTGTCTCTGTCAACACAACCAACTCCTGCTACAGTATCTGCTAATGCCATTGTAGCTGGTGCTTCAGCACCTTCATAAACAACAATACTGTGTTTACCAAAAATAACCAAAGCACCGTTGTGTGCTGCCAGCGCTACAATCTCGTCATGACCATCAGGCCATACTTTAGAAATGTCAATAGAACCACTAGTACCGCCAGCCCAGTCATGACCTATCAAAAGGTCAGTCCAATAGATAGTAGACTTATTAGCACCAAAGTCAGCCGTCCAAAGCCTCCCATAGGCCGCTAGGACTTCGTTACCGTACATAGCACTAGTAACACCTGCTGCACCAGAAACGCTACTGAGCGTGACTACAGAGCCTCCTGCGTTATCGTACACAAGAGGTTGGAAGCTACGTTGAAAGAAATAGATCTTGTCGTTGAAGTTGACCATCTTCCAGTTGTCAGCGTTAATTGTATAACTACCGGGAGTTTCGTCAGCTAAGGTTGTAGTACCACTTAAGATTTTATTGTTACCAACAGAAAAAACCTTGGTATTTCCGGCGTCGTCTTTAAACTCTTTAAGTGCTCTGAGGGCGGCTGTTCCTAGTGCAGTCTTGTTTGTTGTAACAACGTCATGACCCTTACGTGCGGCAATGCGCCCACGCTTGTCGATTACGGCGTTATCTGCAATCTCTGCAAACGAAGGGTCTTGCTGCAACGGAGAATCTTCTGTATTGATTCCCTTAAACGCTGGTGCAACAAGATTGATACTGTTAAGTTGTTGTGCCATAGTTTACCTCAAGGGGTGTAGAAGATTACTTCTTCTGGATGCTTCTGAGCGTCTAAAGCAATAGCATCAGACATATAGTTTTCAGCAATCTTAAAGTACTCAGCAGCAGACGTACCGCCAGTTTCTCCACGTTCACGAGCCAACAAAGCAATAGCTAAGTGCAACACGGGCATGTTAGGTATTGTAAGCCGGTCGTCGTTAGCAGACAAGTCACCTGTTCTTTTTACACAGTTAAAACGAATGGTGTACTCTTTATCAGGAATTGGATAAATGTCAATCTGAGTGTCACCATCGCTGTCAACACCGTTGTACGTGTAGTACTTAGGGGCACTCTTGCGAGCATCAGAAATCAAGTAAGCTTCATCAAAGAATGTTGCCGTTTGGTACTCCATAAACAAGTTAGCAGTGTCGTTAATGACGTTTAGGGCTTTAATCCTGTTTTGACTACCAGTTAGTACGTAGTTAAAAACATCAGCAGTCGTTGTAATTGTTAATGTAGTACGCAACGCCGACCAGTCCCAAGAGTCCTCTACAATTCTCTTAGCGTCATTTACAAAGTCCCCTACCATTTTACTATAGGTGCTTTCTTGCACAGACGTTACTTCGTCTTCACGCATCCTACGTAGTACATTGTTTACTATATTTAAATAGGTCATTTAAAAGTCCTTGGTAATTAAGAGAAAAGACCTTTTGGCTTATCTTCTTGTATTAGCGAGCTTTTGATTTCATTTTCAACAAACTGGTTTAAAACATCTATTGCTCTTGTTGGTGCTCTGTACTCTACAGCAGCAAACGGTTGTCGTTGCCAGTCTGGAACTCCAGTAAGCATTCCTCCGCTTCCACCACCGCCTCCGCCGCCACCACCGCCACTGGAGCCTCCTTCTTCAGGTTCAGGTTCAGGTTCAGGTTCTGGCTCTGGCTCTGGTTCAGGCTCTGGTGATGGCTCTGGTGATGGCTCTGGTTCTGGGGCTATGCTTATTGGTAAACCACAGTTTCCTTCTTCGTGATCCATTGGCCTAGAACCGTCCGCACACTCAGTACATAGAGGATAGTCAGAAGCACCATTAGGACATGTGTTTTCAACACTGTCTGCAAGACACAAGCCAGTCTCAATGTCTATAGTAAACCCTTCTTTACAAGGGCCACAACTACCGTCCTCTGCTACAGTTGCATTAGGGTCGTTACATTCTTCAACCGAAGGGGTAGTAGTAGTTCCTCCTATAGGAATACATGTTCCGTTTTCGTCTATTTCACCGTCAACGTCACCTACTTTACAAGGGTCTCCCGGCTGTAGCTCAGGTTCAGGTTCAGGTTCTGGTTCAGGTTCAGGTTCAGGTTCTGGCTCTGGCTGTTGCTCTGGTAAAACTACGTTTGGAAAACAAATGCCGTCCCTAACAGTCCCTGCTTCACCATTAGCGGCTTCACATGGGTCTCCTTCATTTGGACCAGTATCAGTAGGGGTACTGTCATCTGTAAGGTTTAAACGACCGTCGTCATCGTCAAGCCCAGGCTCTGGTTCAGGCTCTGGTTCAGGCTCTGGTTCAGGCTCTGGTTCAGGCTCTGGTTCAGGCTCTGGGTCAGGCTCTGGTTCAGGCTCTGGTTCAGGCTCTGGTTCAGGCTCTGGTTGATTTTCAAGGCAGTTTGATCCATCAGCGTCCGCTCTTTCAGTAGCCCCGTCTGCACAATAACCAAACTCTGGACCGGGAATAACGTATTCAGAACAGTTAGTACCTTCAGCGTCTGTTTTAGCTGTTGCTCCGTCTTCACAATAGCCAAACTCTGGTGCAGGAGGTGTTGCTATACAGTCTCCTTGTGAATTATAAGTTCCGTCTTCATTGTTAGAAGTTTTACAGGGTTCGCCGTCTACAAAATCTGGCGTAGGGTCTTCACATTCACCACTAACCTCGTTACGTACTTGGCCGCCTGTACAAGGCTCAAGAACGTCGTCTACAGGTTCGCAAACGTTTTCGTTGACACTACTAGCAACTGGCTCAAAACCTTCACCACAACCTCCACAACTGCTTATTTGACCGGCTTCTGGATTAGCTGGGATATGTGCTCTGTTTAAAGCAGCACAGTCTTCAACAGTAGGGCCTGTGTTTTCAAAAGGAGGTATGTACTCTGCACAATTAGTACCGTCTGGGTCTTCTCTTTTTGTTCCGTCCTTACAAAAACCAAATTTAGAGTACTCTGTACAGTTAGTACCAAATTCGTCGTTTTTAGGTGTTCCGTCTTCACAACGACCCAAAGGAGCGTCTACTTCGTCTATCTCTTCTTGCGTAAGAGGAACACACTGACCACCCTGTACTCTTCCACGGGCTTCACCGTCAGCACCTTCTACTGTACAGTCGTCGCCTTCTTCTTCTGGTGCAAAAGGTAAAAAGAGGTCAGTTACTTCTTCTTCTAATTCGTCTTTAATTCCTTCGTACAAAGCTCCAGCAAGAACACCGCCTAAAATAGTTGCAATATAATCTTGAAGTGCTGCTGGATCACTAAACGGCTCTGTGATTCCGTTTTTAATATCTTCAATCTTTCCGTCGATCCACGCTTGAGGATCACTAAGGAACTCGTCAAAAGAGTCCCCAGCGTCTACAACTGCAGCACGTAAGTCCGCTACAGAAAAATCTGTTAACTGCGGTGGAAGCGGTATGTCTAATCCCGGAAGACCAATAAGAAAACCAAGGTTTACGCAGTCCATCCAGCCGGGGTACTGATCCATAGCGTCACGAGAACCGGGGCCGGGGCCTCCGGGACTAACCACAACAACAGTTTCGTCACCTGTTCTTCTTGAAGAAGTTCCTGTCCAGCCGCCAGTTTCTCCTCCATCATTAGGACGACCCGCAGCACATTCTCCTATAGGGTTTGCACCAGCAAACATACTCTTAATAAACTGCTTTAGTTCTGCTATGTCTGTAGGTACAGCAGCATCTACAGTATCATAAATTGTTTTAACAATGTCGTAGGCGTCTTCAACAATGTCGTTTTCACTTAAGAACTTTTTAAAGTCTTCCCAAGCTCTGCCTGTTCTGTCAGCAATGGACTGTAAGGCATCGCCACTGGGTAAAGCGTCAGCAATGTTTCTAAGGGTGTCTTCAAGCGCACTAAGGTCAACATCAGGAAACTGTTCTCGAATAGACCTTATAAAGTCCTGAAGCTCCCGTCCTCCTAAGTTTCCTGCTTCTTCTAACTGTTTTATTACGTCTTCAAACTGAGTCCCTAGACCTGCCTGTAGCATTGCATTAGTAATGCCTTCGAGGTCTAGTTCTCCGTCTATTAAAGCATCAGTAGCAGCAGACAGTACTCCTGCTTCAATAGCTGCGTCTATAGACTCTATACCTGAAGAAGGAATTTGAGAAAGAAGCGCCTCTCCTAATTCTTTGTCTAAAGCTCCTGCAGTAATAGCAGCACTAATAACACTTCTAAGGTTTACGTCTATTTCGCCTTCAAAAGCGCCGGTTGCTACCTGACGAACAACTGTATCCACAGCGGCAGTTACGGCAGCAGCACTAGCCCCAGTAAGGTTTAAAGCGGTTGATACTGAAGCTCCAACACCAGCCCCTGCCGTAGCAATACCTACCATAACTGTTTTAAAAATATCAAACTTATCGAAGTCGTCTGCTTCTACTGCTAACTGCCAACCACTACCGTTCCAGACAAGTTCGTCACCATCAGAGTTAAACATGGTTCTGGGGATGCCGTAGGAATCACGTAAGCCTTCTTCTGCACTACGGTCGTCTCCCGTACGTCGTTCCATTTCTGCCGTGATAATAGCACTAATAGCGTCGGCGTTGGGACCACCACGATTGTTAACTCCCTTTATAACACGCTCGTCCCAAAGCTGTGCGTCCTGTTCCCAACGATCCATGATAATACCTTGGTCTATCATGTCTTGTCGTTCTTGTACGTATGACCAGTACTTGTCCCAACTACCAAAAGTACTTTGAAGCATAGAGTCCTGTTGATAGGACGCTTTAATGTCAGCTTGTGTTTTGTAGTCAGCTTCCGCTTCTAGTCCTGCAAACCCGTGTTCACTGTCAGTCCTAGATCCTGTCCAGTAAAAAAGTTCTTTGTTGTCGTCGTCAACGTACCTTCCAGATTCATTACGCTCGTAACCCGGACTAGGGCGCTCTACGTACTCTTCTCCCCTAGACTCGTAGTAGCTGCGGAGTTGTCGCTCAAGAGGACTACCTTTGTACCACTCTACAAACTCTTGATAAGTTGTCCCAGTAAAACGTGGGTAGTTATTAGGTTCGTCTTCAGGTTCTGGCTCTGGAGCAGGTTCGGGTTCCTCGCCTTTTATAGGGCGTGGTGGTTTAGGTGGCGCTCTCTCTGGTGGCGGCTCTGAAATTACAGGCGTGTCAGTAGTGTCGTCTTTTGAATCGTCCGAAGGCGCTTCTTTTGTTGGCTTCTTTTTACTGCCTGTTAACATTCCCGGTCGTAATGCCATTACTGCTCCCTCGATACGCCCTTAGTTTTTTCATAAGAACGCATTGCACCAAGACCAAGCATACCCATAAGTACAGGCATCATAGTCTCTAGATCAATAAGCGGTATAGTTACTTCAATAGCTAACAACGCCAGAATAAAATTAGTAAACGGTATAACCATAAAGTTACCTGTCATACCTAGTACACAGCACCAGCCAACAGCAGGTCTCCATCCAGAGACAAACAAGGACTTGTGTGCTGCCTCTACCTTGTTAACTTCTATCTGTGCTGTAGCAAGCTCCTGAGCGTGTATCTGAGCCATCGTAGCAACTTCGTGGGCCAGCCTTGCCTTCTGGTCCTTGTCCTGTATAAACTTGTCTAGAAGCCCTGTAACCGGCCCTATAAGAGCCTCTATCATCTTATGTACTCAGCAAAGACTAACGCACCAAGAATAAAAGGATACAGAGCAAAGACAGCTTGACGGTTGACAGTAATGTCCTTACCTGCTGAATCAAGTTGACGTTGAATCATTTCGTAACGAACAAGGCATTCCTTCTCGTGTCCTTCGAGCCTAGCTATTAGTTCTTCTGTTCTAGTCATTACTTACCACCTGTTATAATAAACATTAACAACCCAGCTAAAAGCCCTGTCATCGTCACTATAGCCAAAGAACTAACAAGTGCTTCCTTTAGTTCTTGTTGTCTATAAACCGTTTCTTCTCTTTCTCTTGCTATGTTCTTCTTTAGTTCACGAAACTCTAAAAGTCCTTGACTACCGTATGCGTAGTTCAACATGGTTATCAAGTCTCTTTGCTGTGCTTCTATCTTCTTCTTAGCGGCAAAAGCTTGTATAGCCTCTGCTTCAACACTTTTCCTAAATACAACCTTCTTAAAAGGTGATGTTCTTTTTGCCTTGTTGTCTGCGTAGATGACATCAGATGCGTGTCCGTACCAAGTACTTATCTGCATCATAGTGTCTTCAGCAGCTCTCCCTGCTTCTACCATTGCCTTCGCCATAGCAAATGCTTTAGAGGCTCCAGCAATAGCAGTAACAGGGTCAATCATTTACCAAGGCACACCAGAGCCGCTAGTTGGGTTCTTGTCTGCTTCGATCTTAGCAGTCAGTGCCGCTTCAACGGTGTCCTGACCTACAGACTCCCATACCCAACCTAAGACATTAGCCTCAGTCAGGCTGTCATAGGCAATGTAGTCAGATGCAGTTGGATCTGGTGTAAACCCGACAGTACCGTAAGAGGATGCAGAGTAAGTCACAGCGTCGTCGCCAGTACCTACGGTTTCTTCTTCAGTGCATCGCCAGTGTGCAACGGTTACACCGCCGTCTGCCAATTCACGCTCAAGTGTTCCAATAGTCCATGTAGCCATTAGTTAGTCTCCAGTGCAGTTATACGTGCTTCAAGTTCTTGGATTGTTGCCACGAGTAGCGGCACGAGTTTAGATTGATCGATAGCTTGGTAAACAGGGTTACCTTCATCATCAACTTCGTTATGTGTTCCTGTAATAGCTTCTGGTACGACAGATTGCACTTCGTGTGCCATAAAACCATCAACAGTTGTCTCAGCATCAGCAATAAAGTTAAATCGCTTGGGTGATAACTGATTAAGCCTGTCTGTGGCACCTGTTAAGGCCACTGCATTTTCTTTGAGGCGATAATCAGATGAAGTGTTATAAGCAGTTGCAGAGCCAGATGTTACAACTGAGCCTACACTTCCATTGCCGTTTATAAATGTTAAATGTGCAAAACCGCCAGTGGCACTTCCTCTTGAATATGTGGTTCGTCCTACCGCTTCAGTAAATACTCCAGCCGCCGAAGAAGAAGGTGTTACTCCGTGTGTCACATTGCCTGACAGGTAAAGGTCTTTGAAGCGTGAAACATCTCTTCCCAAAGAGATACCCGCATCACGATTATCAGTCAAGCCTTCTGGCGTAATAGCATCTGACCCACTATTAAATAATAAATGGGTATCACCACTACCTATTTTTAGGTAGTTTGCTCTAACGCCAAGTACGCCAATTTCATTTCCATCTGTACTTAGACGAACAATATCTCCGGCATTACCACCTAGCTTGTTTAGATAAAGAAGTTCATTTGCGCTATTTCGTGCTAGTTGTAATGTGCCTTCTGGCCCCAACATACATCCAGCGCCACTAGCTGTGTAGCCAATATCAGTTTCAGTAGTACCAACCAGCAAGTTGCCAGAGCTATCAAACCTAGCGGCTTCTGAACCATTGTCTTTTCGTATCTGCAAAGAGTCATCAGCATCATAAGTTAAGAATAAAACGCCTTCAGAGCGATAGTCAGGGCAACGGACTGCGCCTGACAGGTGAAGGTCTTTGAAACGTGCAGACGCCGCGCCAATATCAATCGCGCCATCTGTTGCCGCTCCACCTGTAGTGTTAGCTCCTAAATCCCAAGGAATTAATCCAGTGCCTGTGTCAAACCTAATACCAACATCATCATCACCAATAGTTAAATCGCCAGCGTATGTACCAATACTACCGACTGTGGCGGCACCACGATAAAACTCAAATAACGCACCATCATCTGTTGTTCTATTTGCAAAGAAAGGTGTTTGAGTTGTAGTTGTAGCACCTATTGTGCCGTGGTCACGTAACTCTGCACCTGCTACTGTGTAATTTGAAGAAGTCTTACCAACCAGCACGTTACCACTAGAGTCGATGCGCATGCGTTCTGATGCATTAGTATGTGTTGTTCCTGTACCGCCTGTGGCAAAGGTTAAAGCATTACCTGTGCTGCCTATGTAGGTGTTCTGCCAGTTTCCACCTTGTCTTGTTGCGAAGTAAATCTTTGAGTTGGTTGTTCCTCCTGCGTCATAAGCAGACTTGACTAAAACCTCACCAGCATCAACGTGTAGCTTCTGTGTTGGACTCGTAGTACCAATACCAACATTGCCTGACGAGTCTATGCGCATGCGTTCTGAACCACCCGCAAACATAACCATATCATCAGTCTCAGAACCGATACGAACCTTGTAGTTAGCGGTAGTGTTAGAGTCTTTAAACTCAATGGTAGACTGTGTAGACCCTGAGTAAAAACCAGAGCCTATGCTAAATCCTGAAGGGGCTTGAGCTTCTAAAATTAAAGAACCAGTGCTTGAAGTTTTATTAATTAATAATCGGCCGCTGGAATCAATGCGCATACGTTCTGAGCCGCCAGTGTTTACAAGTAAATTGTTTCCTGAGCTTTGTATGCTTGGGATACTACTTGTTCCACTGTCTCTAAAAGAAACTATACCCCCGCCAGAACCAGTGTCTTGGACCCGTATTTCTCCAGAAGAACCTTGAACGTGTAAATGAGTAGCTGGACTGCTAGTGCCGATTCCAACATTTCCACCACCATCTACTAAGAACATAGTAGTGTTAGAACTATTCGCAACTAAAAAAGAATCATCGTTGGAGGTGTTTCCTGCTTTGATTTTAATACCATCACCAGTACCACCGTCAACTTCTAAAGGAAAACTTGGACTGCTAGTACCAATACCCAACGACTCCGCACTAGCATCCCAGAACAACTTTGCAGTCGTACCCGTGTCTTCGTAGAAGCTGATGTCTCCGCTTCCGTCAATAGTCATTGCTTTTGTAAGCGCACCATTAGCAGTATCAAGTTTAAAATCCCAAGCAGACACTGCCTCACCACTAGAGCCTGTAACGACAATACTAGTTTCAGCGTTTGAACCGTTAGAAGATTTTGCTCGTTGATTTATTGTAGATGTTTTAGAAGTACCACCAGACACGTTTACATTAAAAACAGCATTGTCTGATAAGGCTATAACTGAGCCTACACCATTTACTGTAAGCCCATCCATCGTGGCTGTGCCAGTAACGTCGATGCCTGTGGCGGTTGTGGCTAGTTTGGTTGCATTGTCATAACGCAAAGACACATCGCCGTCTGCATTAAATGTTGCCATTCCTTCGCCAGTAGCAGACACAATCTTTAAAGCGTCAGAAGCAAAAATATATAAATCACCAACACCTGTGTCTTTAATGAAACTATGGCTACCATCATGGTAAATCTCTAGGTCAGAGCCAGTACCAAAGATAGCTTTGCCGTTGTCAGCAAAAGTAGCATTGCCAGTAACGTCTATGCCTGTGGAGGTGGTGGCTAGTTTTTCTGCTCCGTCGTAGTAAATCTGTACTGCACCGTTATTGGTTGCGTATAAATAATTCTCACCACTAGCCGAAGAACGCAAGTTAAGGTTGACAGCGTTTATTCGTAAATCGCCTACTCCGGCATCGTAAATAACTGAATGCGTACCATCATGATAAATCTGTAGGTCATCACCAGCACCGAAGACTGCCTTGTCGTTGTCACCAAAGGTCACGTTGGCAGAAGTAGCAAGACCTGCAAAGGTTGGAGTGTCAGTAGTAGCTACGCCTTGATCCAGAGACTTAACAGCAGTAAGGTCAGTTAGCTCAGAGTCCATCAAGGCACCAGCAGCAGTAACATTAGTTGTGTCTGTTACGTCTGCTAAGGCTTCAATACCGTCCAGCTTAGTTCCGTCAGTAGCTACGTCACGTCCATCAAATGTGCTGTTAGTAGTAATCGCACCAGTCATAGCTCCGCCAGTCTTAGGCAGTGCATTGTCAGCAGTAGTGCCTTGTGCGGCTGTAGCGTAGTCAGCAGAGTCAAACGCTTTTACTTGATCTAAGTTAGTAACTTCTGAGTCCATCAATGCGCCAGCGGCTGTGACGTTAGTGGTATCCGTTACGTCTGCATTGGTTTCTACGGTGTCTAACTTAGTGCCGTCAGTGGCAATGTCACGGCCATCAATAGTTCCGTCTGTAGTTAGATTGCCAGAAATAGTAGGAGTAGTAAGTGTTTTATTAGTAAGAGTCTGTGTACCTGTTAAGGTTGTAACAGTAGAGTCA